TTAATAGCATTCGCCTCAGCCTCAGACGACCAGAGTTTAATGACAGTGGAAGAAAAGAACTTGACTGCCATGCCACCTGTGGGGATGTGACTAGCATGCATAGATCCAAATTGATTTCGTTGTTGTGAGATGAGTACAAGTAGTGTGTTTTTGTTTGCATAGTTTAACATCTTGACTGCGTGGGTCATATCCTTTGCTTCAGCGCCGATTTGCTTGGTATCTTGCAAATCCTTCATTTCATTTCCATCTTTTTCAAAATATATTCCTGGAAGAAGTGCTGATATGGAATCTACCACGATAAGGTCTACTCCAGCTTCCATTAGCTTTACACCAACATCAACCATATCATTTACTGTTTTTGCAGGAGAATATATTAATGCTTCTGAGTCTACGCCAAGTTCTTCTGCCCACTTTTGATCATAAGATGCTTCTGCATCAATCCAAGCGCATGTTTTGCCTTCTTGTTGCGCTAAAGCAATCATCTGTAAGCAGAATGAAGATTTTCCAGCAGACTTATTTCCCCATACAAGAACTTGTCTACCATATCCAAGGCCACCTTTTAGTGCCATGTTTAGACCAATACTTGGGGTTGCTTGTTTTTCAACCTTTACGTCTTGTGCAGACTGTACTCTTGCCCTTGTTTTAGGATCTAGCTTTGCTAATATATTATCTAATGCTATTGTCATTTTACTCTTTCTTCTCTATAGTATTATATCATTTAGAACAGGTTGCCGTGAAGGGCTGGGCGTAACTTATTTTTCTCTATCTTTTTATTTAAAATTTCATCAAGACTATGCAAAACTTGTTCTTCATTTCTCATTGCTGCATACACATCAAGCAGACGAATAATTATATCAGCCATCTCTTCAACAATTTTTTCTGAGCCTTGGCTTTTTCTGATTGCCTCTAATACCTCTGTAACCTCTGAGTGTACTAATGCTAACTTATTTCCAATCTTGTCGTGAGAATAATCTCCATCCCAAAAACCTTTTTCTCTTGCAATTTCATGTAGAAATGCTGAAAGGGCATCTAGGCCATACTCTGTAACTATATCATTACTGTTCATTTTGATTCCTTAAACTAAACTTAAACGTCAAATTTTGATCGTCATAATCAACAACTAGTTCTTTGTCTTCATTTACTGCATTTACAAGCCTATCTGTTTTTACAGAAAGTGAGCCATGCTCTTCAAGCAATGCAACTAATATTTTATTCAGACTTAACGATTGAATAATTTCTTCTGTCATTTTATCTCCTTAATCATAAAAGTACCATCATCCAATTTAGACAAAACTGGATTGCAGACCATTCCATCTCTCATCTTTGCTAAAGTTATTTTATACATAGTTGGAAATGCAATTGCTCTTACTAAATTCTTATCCTTATCAGTCATTACAATGTGAGACATAGTTTTCCCAGCCTTTGTTTGATATGGAGTGAAGTTAATAACCATCTTGTCATTCTCATCAATATCATATTGTTTGCGATATAAAAAGTCGACAAATATATCTTTTGAGTCAGGCGTTACATCGCCAACTTCTACATATCTTGCAATTCTATTATCGCCTACCAATATGAAATACATTTTTCCAGATTCAATTTTTGTCTGCTCATGATCGAATAGACCAATACTGCCAGTCTCATCAACCAACTCAACACGAGCCCAACCTTTTCCACGCTTAATACTTTTAACCATACCAAACATAACAAATGATCCAATAGGATCAAATTGATCAATTGTTAAAGCCTGTGCTTTAATTCTTGGAGGTATGTTCTTTAATTCAAAAGAAGGTATTCCTAAAAACTCATAATAGTTTTCTTTCTCTGTGCCTGTCCTTAAATTATCTTCAAAAGCTGCACCACCAATAGCATTTAATGAGCTTATGGCTCTGCTATTAATTCCGCTTCCCTTTTTTGAAGCCTTGTCTACAAAATCTTTATAAGTTTTGTAAGGCCTGTTTTCAATAATCTTATTAGCAATACTGTCTGATATATACTTAATCTCTGCTAGACCAAATGTTAAAGAGTCTTTTTGCAAGGAGAAATAAACTTCAGACTCATTAATGTGAGGAAGCTTTACCTTAAGTCCAAGTCTCTTTGCCTCAATTAAGTATTCTGTTCTGGTATCTTTGTCGCCTTCGTTTTTGAGCGCTGCGAAAATAAACTCCAAAGGATAATGTAGCTTAAGCCAAGCGGTATAATAAGAAAGCATAGAGTAAGCAACAGCGTGAGACCTATTGAACGAGTATCCAGCATGTGCTTCAAAGTCGTGCCAAAGTTTTTCTGCTTGCTTTTTAGAAATATGCTTTGAAGCGCCTTCGACAAATTTATCTTTGAATTGATCGAATTCTTTTGCATCCTTTTTCTTTCCAATAATCTTTCTAACCTTGTCTGCTTCAGACCAAGTCATACCACCTAAATGCACACAGGCTTGCATTACCTGTTCTTGATAAATAATTACACCATAAGTATTTTTAGTAAATGGCTGCATTATTGGATGGACATATTCAGTAGCCTCTTTACCATTCTTTCTGTTAATATATGAAGCGCCTACAGTATTCATAGCTCCTGGTCTAACCAATGCATTAGAAACAACTAGGTCTTCAAATTCAGTAGCACCCATCTTAATTAGCAGGTTTGTATATGGAGTAGCTTCTGCTTGGAATACACCTTTGGTATATCCTTCGCTTAACATCTTGTATACGTTTGCATCATCAAACTTTATCTTAGAGAAGTCTATCTTCTTTCCAGTTCTTTTATTTACAGAATCTATTGTATCTGAGATAACAGAAAGACATTTAAGTCCTAGAGCATCTAGCTTAATCAAGCCAATATCTGCAACAGTATCCATATCATATGCAATAACTGGTATTCTTCCTGATGCCTTATCTTCACGGTCTTCTCTTGTCTCAACTGGACCATAATTTCTAAGATCATCCTTTGCAACGATAACTCCAGCCGCATGGATACCAGTACTTCTTATCTTTCCACGCAATCTTTCGGAAAGCCAAGTTACTTCTGGGTATTTTAATCTAAATTCTTTTGTATTTGGAGAAGACATGTACTCTTCAAATGTGTCCACGGATTTTAATGCATGGTTTACTTCACCAAGAGGAACCATAAAAGCACGAGCAGCATCACGAATAACACCCTTATCTTTAAAATAAGTGTATGTGGATATAGATGCGACATACTTAAACTTTTTCTTTAAGTATTCTTTTACTTCTTTTCTTCTGCGGTCCTCAAAGTCTGTATCAATATCTGGAAAATCGTTTCGATCTGGGTTAATGAATCTAAAGAATAGTAAGTCATATTCAATTGGATCTACATCTGTAATTCCAAGAGAATAACATACTAAAGATCCAGCTGCAGAGCCACGGCCAGGACCAACCATAATATTATTATCTTTAGCCCAGTTAATCATATCAGCTACAATAAGAAAGTATGAGGCAAAGTTTTTATCTTTAATCACAGATAGCTCTTCTTCTAAACGATTTATATACTGCTCATCTAAATCTTTACCAATCTTTTTTAATCCAGAATATGATAGCTCTCTTAACTTATCGTCAGCATCAGTTTTTGGAACTGGTAGCAAGTCTAGGTTTTTGTGCAGGTCATATTCGCCAATCTTGTCTGCAACCTCTAATGTGTTTTCAAATATATCAGTTCTAGTTATACCAGATGCATTAAAGTCAGCCTCTATCTCTTCACGAGACTGCATAAATAAATTCATACCCTTAAACGACATGCGACGATCAGGATAAAGATAATCAAATCTATCAGACATGTCGTTCATCTGTCTAGACATGTCAAAATCTGCATCCTTATTCATTTTAGGATTAGTAGAAATAATTAGTAGTGCTTCTTCTAACAACCTGTCTTCTTCTTTAGCATAATGAATATCTCCTGTAGCAATTGGCTTTATGCCTAACTCATCAGCTAATTCTAAAAGCGCTAAGTTTATTTCTGGCGGGTTATGAGATTGTACTTCAACATAAAAGTCGTCTTGAAAAGTTTTCTTAAAATCTTTGAGCATGAGTCGTGCTTCAGACATGTCTCCTTTGCTAATAGCCTTGCTAGCAAGTCCATTAAGACATCCAGACAATACAATAATACCTTCTGCATATTCTTTTAAAACCTCCCTATCAATTCTTGGCTTTGAATAAAAACCTTCTGTCCAAGCTATTTCCTGTAGCTTATGAATATTACTCAAACCCTTTTTATTCTTTGCCAATAAAATAATATGGTTATAAGCCTGTATACTCTTATCTTTAAAAGATGATCTATCAAATCTATCTGTTGGAGATATATATGCTTCTACTCCAAGAATGGGCTTGATGCCATACTCATTGCATGCTATTTGCATGTCTCTATGGGAAGATAGGGTACCATGATCTGTGATAGCAATTGCTGACATGCCAAGGGATTTTGCATGCTTTGCTAACTCATCTGGTGAATTTAGCCCATCCATCATAGAATAATGAGAATGTACGTGTAAGTGTATAAAGTTCATAACCGCCTTTTAAATGGGGGCCCGTAGGCCCCCATCATGCTACCAATCTAAGCTGCTACTTGAAGCAGAAGACTCTTCTGTGTTGCTAGTTTCACCTGTATAAAAAGCTTCTTGCTCTGCATACGGTACGTGACGAACTGCTGTCTTCTCTAGATCATACAATTCTAGACCAGAGAAGTCAAATGGTGTTTCGTCTTTTGCTAATGGAATAATTGTATAGCTGGTATCTGTCTTAGAACCATTACGCTTGATTCGCCACATCAAATTAGTAATACTTCCAATTTCACCAGCATATTCAATTAGGGTAGGTGTAATTGTTTTTCCACTTGTACCTTGTGAAAGAATTGCAACATATGGCTCTTCCTTACCATCATCTACAAGAACATTAATGTAGAGTCGTGTCTTTGCCTTCCAGCCAGCCTTTGGGTCCTTGCGATGTTGCTCTTGAGCCCAGTCACGTCCTTCTGTCTCCATTGTATCTAGAGCCTTACGACGGTAATCTGCAGGATTTGTATGCTCTAATGCGATAAATCCGCAACCAAGCTTATCGTTGTAATTAGGTGAATCTGGATCTAGTTCCTGAAGAAATCTAATCTTTACGCTCTCGCCGTCTTCAACCTTTAGCCAGCGACCTTTGTTTTCATCTCCGCCACTATATGTTGGCTTATCTAGTGCCTTGTTTAAGTCTTTTAGACCTTTTACTATACTCATTTATATCTCCTTATGTAATTGATGGTATAAATCCATCTGTATATGTATTATATCACGAGTTCCAAGATCTGTATTCTATGTCGGATACAGAGTTTTTAATACAGGCTTTAATCTCTTCATCAGTCATATCGCCTACATCTTTTGCATCATGTGGGTATATCTTACCATATTCATAAGAAGCCCACAAGATGTCTTTATTTTTTAGTCTAGCAGCTATGCTTAATCCCAATTCTCTGCCAGCTAAATCTGAGTCTGTCATTATAGTAATTTTATTAAAGTATCTATTTAAAAGGAATATATTTTCCTTTGATAAATGTCCGCCAAGTGTTGCTACAACATTTGGGAACCCAGCCTGATGTACCCTGATAGCATCAAAGCTTGACTCTACTACGATTACTTGCTCTCCAATCTTTTTTGCTCTATGAATATTGAACATTGTTTTATTCTTAGGCAGATTAGTACTATTCTTAAATCTTTTTTCTTTAATAGATCTTCCAACTAGTCCTACTGGCATTCCATCTGGACTATGCACTGGAACAATAACCATGTCCATCTTTTCTGAATACCCTAACTTAAAGTGATGCATAGACTCTTCACTTATTCCACGCCCTTTAAAATATTCTTTTGCAGCATCTGATGCGCCTAGATCAGAATAAAGCTTGTCTAAAGTGTCCTGCGAGAATTCTTCAAAGTCTGGCTTGTCTTCAAGCACTGAGCTCAACTCGTCTTCAAATAGATCATCAGAGTTAGGTTTTTTAGAAAGAATAAATCTTAAAGTTTCAAACTCATTTTTACCAAGTATCTTTTTAACCAACTCTTTAATCCCGCCAGATTCTCCGCATGAAGGATTAAAACAAATCCAAGCACCGTTCTCTTCGCTTATGTAGAAGCATGCTGTGTGCGTATTGTTGTGAAATGGGCAGTACAAAATTATATTATTATTCGATTCGCCTACAATATTAAGACCTAAGCCTTTAACTATTGCTTTAATTTGTCTAGGTGAATAGAACGAGGTATCAGCTTGCTTTGTGATATTCCCTCTGTCTGCCATGCCTTCTTCTTCCCTACGTATACGCCATGGAGAGTCATTAAGAACTTCCATGTTTCACCTGTGAATTCTACCGAAAAGGCAGGGTCTATGTCAAGTACTCTGACATATCCCTTACCTCTCATGTCTTGAACTAACAAATTTTCATATTGTGGTCTTAAGCTAATAAGTTGTGCATTATCATAAAACTCAACATCGATTTGAAATCTTTTAATTTTTCGATGAGTCACTGTTTAACTCTGGCAGATTCTCATAAATTGGAGTAATAACTCCACGATTGATATCCCAGTCAAGGTAAAAATCAAACTCTGATCCGTGACGATTCTTTCTGCTAACTACTTCAATCATATTTGTATTTGTATACTTATGAATAGCAATAGCCATATCAGCATCATACTCAATTGCCTTTGACCATGCTACCTGAGATAGCATAGGTGGTGCATCTTGATCTGAAATATCATCCATAGTTGCTGCAGTAATATCAATCACTGGGATTCCATTTGTCATAGCAAGCATCTTAAACTCACGAGAGATATTCATGTTTCGCTCAGTTGCTCCCTGACTTCTCTTTGTATCTGAGAAAAGCTGGTGGTAATCAAGAATAACTAAGTCTGGCTTGTGCTGATCAATCTTTGCTTGAACTGTGTTAGCGCTAACTTCTCCCATGCCTTCATTTGACACTAAGATAAACCCGTTCTTATTTTCAAACTTTTTATTTCCCCAAGACCTTAAGCTGTCAATGTTTACATCGCCTTTGGCAAAATCACTTGCCTTGAATAAACCAGAACCCATCATTGTATAAATACGATTACGCATATCTTCTGGTGACATTTCAAGAGAAATAATCATTGGCTTAAACCCTTGCTCCCATGCCTTACATGCAAGATAGGATGTAAACCATGTCTTACCACGTCCTGGCCAGCCAATGGCTACGATAAGGTGTCCTGGGGCCATGCCTGTAGGATATGCCTTATCGATTGCTTCAAAGCCTGTTAGAATTCCTGGACTACCGCCCATTGCTGCAGATCTTTCTTTAACTGACTTAAAGTGTTGTTCTGCTAAATCAATATCAGTAATATCAACATCTCTTACAGCATTAGTAAATTTTGAAAGATTAACGAGCTTGCCTTGAAGATCTATAAGTACTCTTGCAGCAGCATCTTCTTTTAATGCAGAACCTGATTGAATAAGGATAGTCTTAAGCTTATTAGATATATACTCATTCTTTAATGAGTCTAAGTAATATCCAGTCTCAGCATTTGTTTTTGCTGGCTCAAAGTCTTTAAATCGTTCCATGAGGATTCCGACATCTGGTACCGCCTTGAACTTATAATAGTATGCCTTTAGAGAATCCCACACATCTCTATGTGATACAAATAGCTCATCCACATTTTCTGCCAGTAATGTGCTAATGTCTTTATTATTGCATACCGCTGAGATTAGTGTTGCTTCTGTATTCACTCTTCTCCACCTTCAACTAATCTTTTAGTAGCCTCTCGCAATTTGCGTCGCCTTTCTTCATCTTGAAACTGTGCTTCCATCATGTATGCCATACGGTCAAAATTATTAAAAAAGAAGTTAAGTGGATGACCCGCCTTTGATACTCCAAAATAATAATTAAGCAGTTTGTATGCCTGATCAAATCCTACACTATCAATTACATCTTGCATAGCCCACTTCTCACGAAACTTATTTATAGTTACAGCCTTCTTATATTTTTGCTTATATAAGTTTTGATATAGTGTCAAAAGAACATATGGGTCTTTATTTTTTACGGTCATTTAGCTCTTCTTCTACTTCACGAGTTTTCTGAATCAGCTTATCCTCAACAAACTTATATACACGCTCTGTTGCAGAATCAACATTTTCTCCATCACGAACAGAGTCTTCAACTCCTATGCCTATCTTAATGCTCTCATAATTTCCCAAATTACGAGTAAAAGATAAGTCTACCTTAACCTTTGTTGGGTCTGTCATTATTCCGCCTTCCATACTGGTATAAACTTGCCGTCAGAGCTCTTAGTATACAATATAACATTGTTTTTGAGAAGAGCCTTCAGTTCACTTCTTGAAGGCAATTCTTTTGAGTATCCTGAGTCTAATATAAACTCATGAAGATCTAGTATGTCAGATTCACTAAACATAAATTTAGACCATGTGCTTTCTGGATTTCCGATTGGGTATACTCTTTGAGGTACTTTTATTTTGCCATCCAAAATATAGTCTTCTAAAGTAACCTTATGCCTATCAAGAATTCTTGCCACATCAGATGTTGAATATGCGTTCTCCATATTTTTCTTTACTTGAGAATATGGATACAGCACTCTTTTTTTGTCTGGGTAGCACCAAGCTATCAATTCATCTTTTGATCTATTACTTCTTAATACTTTATGTATTTTTCCATTTAAGAAGAAATAGACAAATTTTTTTGATACTGGTTTTCTCTGTTTTCTAGCCATTTGCCCAACCTATTCGTGTCTTTATTCAACATCCATCTTTTTCCGCACAGTATACAAAAAAGCTCAATGTGAAGCTTTTGAGAGAATACTCTGTCCACAAATACTCTTCCGTTACATCTACTACATGTCATCATACTTGAAAGAACTTTCCATCCACTACACAAGAATAATCAGGTGCTACGTGAATCATCTGAATATGAGGATAGTCATTTACAATATGAGCTACCGCAAAACCCTTTTGCCAATCATGGTGCTGTGTATACTTCATTCCTGGGCCCTTCTCGTCGCACATGTGTCCAATCTCGTAGCCACGTAGCGTTTCACCTTCTCCATTGTTTCTAAGTTCATATGTTACCATATGTGAAGCGATTCTGTGTGAGTGTCCACGAATTAATGAAATCTGCATGTCTTCCATATCTTTTCTTGCAGAACCAGTTGCTGCAATTGATAATCCGTGATGTACGTGAATGTCTCCAAATCGACGTTTAGGCAATTCGTCATAAAATATATATTCATATCCTAAAGAATCTAAAGACCATAATGCTTCTGGCGTTACTTCATTAATATAGTCTGGCAACTTGGCATCAACATAATTAAAGATACGTACATCGTGATTACCTAAAGCAGAAAAAAGTTGTGCGTCTGGAAGCATCTCACGAGTCTTTGCATAAAAATCTCTTGCGCCTTTAGCCTCATGTCTCATCATTGGCACGATTAAATCTTTGCTATCTGTCTTATGAAAATTTAAAAATTCGGCAGACCTGCCTTCTGTATATTTGCTATAGCATGCTTGGTCATCTGTATCTCCAAGGTAGTCTACAACATCTGGCTTAAACCACTTCATTACCTTAAACCACAGCTCAATCATCTTGTCATCTTGATATGGGAACTGCTGATCAGAAGACAGCATCCACTTTAAATCGTTGCTCATTTAATTCCTTATGATAAAAAAGTCACGGATACGTGACTTTGATGTTACAGTAATTGTAACATATAATTATGGCTTGTCAATACTATGCTATTGTTGGTTTTGCTACTGCAAAATAATGTACTTTTACTGTAAATGATTTTGATGTGGTGTATGCTGCTCCACCTGCTGTATTTACTCCAGCAACTCTATTAACCATCAATTTAAATCCTTGTCTATCAGCGCTTTGAACATAATGAACTAAATCCATATCTTCACTAGAACATTCAAGCGTTACTATTACTGAGTACGGATCATTTGATAATGGCTTGTCAAATGTAATATTAAGTGGCTGAGCTTTACCAGAAAATGCAATTGTATAACTTTTTGACACTCCAGTAGTCATAACTGATGCAACCACATCTCCAGCAATATCTGCTCCACTTGGAAGCTTGAGGGCTTTTGCGTTTACCTCATTAATAAATGTAACTAGCTTTTGTAGCTTTGTTGCATCAATTGGTTCGCCCTCATTAAATTGAAGGCTATACTCTTGTGTCATAAATTTTCTCCTAATAAATGCATTGCTACTTCATCACTACTTACTTCAACAATCTTAGATCTATCTAATCCAAAATTATCAAATACGTCTGGACTAGTTATATGACGTCTTTTGTTCTGTGATATTAAATATATTTTACCATCTGATATATCCTTTATCAAGGTTCCGTCACGAAATCCAAGCTTTCCAACTACTTTAAACTTTGACAATGCTGATTCTGCTGCATAAACTGTTGTAAATGACCAAGAATTCTCAGCCCTCTCAGAAATTATTCTGTAGAGCTTTCCATCTTTTACCCAATAAGTGTTCTTATCAGTCTTTACAGCAATGCCAGAAGGAAAGTTAGTTGACTTTACTATTAAGCTCTTCTTTGTATTCTTGAATAGCTTTTTCACGCTGTTCCTTTTCGGTCATTAGCTCTGTAACTTCGGCACGAAGCACTGCTACCTGTGTCTCATAGTTTGAAACAATCTCGCCAATTCTTTGCTGAAGTGCGGTTACAATAAGTTCGATCTTCTCTGTCATTATGATAGGCTTTCTATTTCGTTTGCGAGAACAGCAATTTGAGCCTCACATCTTGCAATTTCAGAATTAATTTCTGAAATTCTTGTCTCATTGGGAGTAGCAACTGCATTCTCAACAAGTAGCTGTACCTCTAGCGTATACTTACTATAAACTATCTGTCTAGTTTGACCTGTTATGATAGCTATCTTTTCTTCATTTGTTAGTGCATATGTCATTTTATTCCTCCTTTCATATTATATCATTTAGCCTTGATTAGTCAAGGATAATTTTTCCTCTTCAAGAACTAATTTTTGGGCTTGAAAATCTTCAATCACCTGCTGAAAACCTTTCTGCCCTTCTTTTTCAGAATAACCGTTAGATATATTACTTTGCAATATACCTATATGTATATTTATCTGATTAATCTTGTCATCAATTAAATATATTTTTTCTTCATTATTCATAAATTCTCCTACTGTGCACTAGATTGTCCTGAATCTGATGATGTTCCAGAGCTATTTGTAGCATATACTGCAACTTTCCAAAGGCTAGAAGTTTTTGGAAGCAAAAATGACTGTGCTGAAGCACCTGTACTGAATGGTCCTCTTGTAGTTTGTACGCTTGCATACGAATCGCTTGAGCCGTAACACTTTAAGTAATAACTTATAGGTGCGGTTCCTGTAGAATTTGTCCACGTTGCAGAATATCCGTAATCATTAGTAGTATTGTTTGCAGGAACATATGTTAATGTTGGAGTTCCTGGGGTAGATGGTGCAGTTCCACCAGAAGTTACAGTTGCTGAATTAGAAAATGCTTGTACTCCAGATGGAGCGCCAGAATTAAATGCAGTAACTCTACATCTAATTGCGAAATTAGCCCATGAACTAGAGTTAAATGTAGATCCTGTTTGACCTGTTGAAAACCATGTTGCTCCTTGATCAAAATATTGCCAAAGATATTCATAACTTGTTGGAGAATTTGTCCAAGTTCCATTGGTTGTACTAAATGTTGTTCCAGCTGCTCCACTAGTTGGTGTAACTGCTGGAGCGACTGTATTTACTGGAGGAGATACTGTTGCTAGTCTAGTTCCAGAATCTCCAGCGCTCCATTCAGATTTTGTATCTGTTGGATTACCTGATCTAAATGCTTGAACATAGTAATCTCTTGTGACTCCAGCACCCATAGAAGTATCTAAGTATGAAGTTCCTGTAAGCGTTGTAGTAAATACACCTTGTCCATCTTTTGGAAAATCTGGCGTATTGTTATAGGATGGTGCTGGTGGACCATACCAAATTCCATAATAAGCTGCATTAGGTACCGCTGTCCATGTAATATTGATTCCGTCTGTTCTATTGTCAGATGCAACAACGTTTGTTGGAGTTGCTAATTTTGTTAATGTTGCTGTTGTATCGTAGAAGCTGTTATTTGTTACTCCTTCTTGAGACATAACGCTTAAAGGTATTACTGTTAAATAATATCTAGTGCTTGGTGATAATCCGCTTATTGCCAGAGGATTAGTTGTTATAGTATTTGCACTTGAAACAATAGGGCCAGTATAAGATCCAGTTCTTAGAGTATAAGAATAGGTAGCAAATTCTGGTCCAATAAAATTAAATGGTATTGATAATGATGTAGATGTAGCGGTAGCAACTCCTGGGGTAATTGAGCATTGTACATATTGATTAGCAAAAGCTTGAATTCTTGTCCATCCATTGTCAGCGTTCCCGCCAGTAGTCAATGATGCATTATTTGTAGTATTTATTTGCTGTGCTGATATCATTAAAGAGTCTGGTATTCTAAGTTGCTTTCCTACTGGTCTTCCTGGCCATGGGGTTATTCCAGTTGACCCTTGTGTTCCATTAAAGTTTAATCTGTAAGTAAATGCGTTAGCGGTATCTCCTTCATCTACTGTATCTGTTGGTATTGTATATGCAGGTAGACCATTTGTCCCTGGGATCCATTGTTGTCCATTATTGTATGCTCCTGGCATACTTGATCCTGGCAACAGATTGCCCTTTCTAATAATAGAAACATCTACGTATGCATTTGATGTGTTAAATTTTACCTGATAGTCTAAAGCATAGCTAGACTGATTTGATTGGTTAAAGTAGTAACCTCTCCATTGTAAAACATAGTTAGAAAAATCAGACCAATATTTTAACCCAACAAAATCTGCAGTGGGCTGACCTTGTATTAAATCTGTTGGATATATTCCCATAGATCTAAACGGAACTGCTGACATTATTGTAGATGTACTTGCTTGATCAAATGATATATATCCATTTGTTCCAACATATAGAATATCTCCAAGGCTAAATTGATACGGTCCAACTAAAACAAAACTTCTTTGAATATTTCCAGGCTGAGCTGTTATAGTTATTGTTTTTGAGCTACCAGTGGAATATGTATGAGCCCTGCTTTGAGAAATAGTTTCTGTCAAAAACCCAGAATATGTTTCATTTGGAGTTCCGTCTCCCCAGTTAATTGTATATTGAGTTGTATATCCAGATATACTAAAGCTATAAGAAGATGAAACTCCTGGGGTAAATGAAAGTGGGCTTAAAGCATTTATGGTAACTTGAGAATCAAGATTTGACAGAGTGTCTCCCCAATTTGCAAATGCTGTTACTGGTGTATCAGTTCCATTTCTGGCTGTTACTTTACACCTTGCTTTGCTATATAATGCTGAATTTGGAACAATAAAAGTATTAGTATTATTTCCAGTTTCAGTAAAGTTTCTATAACCATCTTCTCCCACTCCAGCCTGGTCATAATACTGCCATTGATATGAATATACTGTGTTAGCATTTACATTTGACCAAGATCCAGTACTACATACAAGTTGTGTATTTTTTGGAGCATACAATCTACTATTTAAAGGCGTTACGGTTGGAGCCACCGTATTTACTGGTAAAACTGCTGTCGTATTGAATGCTACAGATCTTACTTGAAGTGTTGGATTTGCAGAGGTTTTCCATCCATCATTTGCAACTACTTCAATTCTTCCAAAATATGAAGTGCTTGGAGCTAAGTTAGGATCATTAGTTACCGTATACACTCTAGTATTTACTGGGATACCTGTGATTGGAGAAATTACATCAGGGCCAGTTGCGCTACCAGATCTTATTTTTAAAGTTTGACTATGTATATATGTGGAGTCGGTTATTCCAGTAACATCCCAGGTAAAAGTTACATCATTATCTGTTACATTTGAAGTTGTTAATGAACTAACTGCATGAGATACTTTTGCTAATCCAGCCGTTGTTTTTATTGGAAAATTATAAACAGTCGAGTTTGGATCCGATGGATCCGTGTCCACCCTTATTCTTCCAGCAATATAGTATTGTCCCTTTGCATCATCATCAGTAACAATATATGTAATTGCTGTGCTAGATGTGGAGTTATTTCCATAAAAAATAGTTGGACCAGAGACAGTTTCCCAATTTGCAATATTGGTATCAAAATTAATACTTCGAACTATGGACATGGTATATTTTGTTTGTGTATCTGCAGTAGTATTAGTATAATTTCCTCTAGTCAAAGAAACTATATTTCCTCCCTTAAACAAAGATGCTTCAGTTGCAAGGTCGGGATCTAGATTAGTTTCATTTCTTAAAGTTGCGAATGGTGTGGCTGAGGTTGGCTCTAGAGTGGATGAAAAAACATTTACCCAAACACTATCATTACCTGGAGCCCCTTTTCTATATATAGCTTTCATTTTCACCCAAACGTTATCATTAGTTGGAGAACCTTTTCTATATATATTTTTTAAACGTAGCCATACGCCATTTCCGTCATATCTATAAATTGGCATCTATTAAACCCTTTGCAACCATATATCGCCTACTGAAAACGCCATCGTTCCAGTCTGCCCTGTAAGAGTTCCAGCTTGAGCTCTGGTTTGAATTCCACCAGAAACTGCAGTGTTAGGATCAAGTAATCCTCCATAATAAAATGAACGTCCAGTAGTTAATCTTCCATCAGTTGCAGCTTGAACAACGGTTGGATCTCCAGCAGTTCCATCATTATTAGAAACAACATTCAAGAACATAGCTGTATTTTTTATTTCTAATGTTGTTGTGCTAGCATTATAAATTATTCTTCCTGCGCCAAGTCTAAAGCTTCCAGTATCATATATATAATCTGCTGACGCTCCGATATACATTCCATGATTTCCTGTACCACCTGCTGCATTTCCAAATGACATTGTGCTTCCTGCTGTAACTGTTAACTTTCCAGTTAAATTAGCATTTGTAGCAGTTAAAGCTCCATCTGCAGTTACTCTAAATGCTGCTGATCCTCTTGTTGCAAATGATTGTTGTCCAGACCATAAAACAACATCACTTGCTGCTGCTGGTGCTGTAATTCCTGTACTATAGGCTAAAGCTGATATTGTAGTGGAAGCAGCAATATAATTACTACTTGAATTTAATTCTAAAAGTCCAGCAGTAGTACTTTTATTTATACCAGATGCTGCAATTGTCCATCCGCCAATAAATCCAGTTTTAAATAATGCAACACCATTTCTTGTTAATGCAAAATTTGCAGTACCAAATGCAGCTTGAGTTGTTTCTGTTCCAGTAAGTCCAGATGTAGTTGTATCAGTTGATGGGTATGCACCTATTCCACCAGCATTAAAAATCATTCTATCGCCAGATAATACTGTTGGAGTAGCTGCACTTGATATATATAGAGAAGCTGAATCTATATTTATATTGCCAATTCTTCCACTACTTGCAGTTATCTTACCAGTAATGTCTGCACTTGTAGAAACCATTCCGCCATCTCGTGTTACTTTGAATACTCCACCACCAGCATTGATAAAGTCTGCTGTACCACTTGCTGAAACTAAGCTTATGTTGCTTGCTCTTGCAGATCCATCTGGCTTTACCCAGAAAGATCCACCTATATCACTTGTTGGCCCACCAGAAGCATTTGCACCAGCATAGAATGCATATGTTCCAGTTGAAGAAATTCCAGTAAATGTTCCTGCTGAACCTCTTTCAAGTTTTGCAGCGTCAACTATCCAGTTACCAATATTTGCAGATGTTGTTATTAAACGACCAGTAGCTGCGTCTATGATTGTACTATTGCCAAATGTTAGACCCTTAGTATTTAAAATATATCCTGCAGATACATTTAGCAGGGCTCCAGATTGTCCAGTTACTTGAGCTTGAGTTGGAATAGTATTTGTAGATACTTGAGGATTAGCAACAATTGTTGATGCAGTAGTTCCAGCTTGAGTTATAAATGTTCCATTAAATGCAGATGAGTTTGCTCCAGTTAGTCCAGATACTGTTATTACAACTCCAGTACCAAGTCCATGTGCTGCAGATGTTGTATATGTTGCCTGTGCAGAAGCTCCGCTGTAAGCTGTGACTGTTGGTGTAATTTCTGTTCCACTATAAACAGATCCATTTGTGACCTTTACATTTCCGTCAAATGTTCCGCTTCTAGCATTTATTGCACCAGTAACTGTTAATGTAGATCCAAGCCAAGTAATAGTATTGTTTGCTGCACCTACAGAAAAGTTTCCAGTACTATACCAATAATTATTAGCATTAATATATATACCATCATTCGTAAGGTTTACACCTTTTCCAAATCTCATTCCGCCTGCATTTGCTTCAACGAATCCAGTAAATATTCCGCTGGATGCATTTATTGCTCCATTAACAGTTAATATATTGGTTGTAGGATTGAATGTTAATTTATCTCTTAATGAAAATTGTCCATTAGTATCTAAATAAAATGGAGTTCCTGGACTTGTTCCAGAATCATTATATATTCCAGCTCCGCTATAAAACTTAAATGGGCTTGCTGCAAGTCCAGTTCCAGATGCGTCAATTTTAATAGCAGTATTTACAGTAGATGTTGCAACTCCTGATTGATCAAGTAATGAGCCAGTTGCTCCAGATCCTCCAACCAATACAACAAATGTATTTGCTGTTGTTGACTGTATTGCAAAATTTGTAATATTAAATGCAACAGTGCTCAATCCACTTACAGAAACTAAAGTGCCATTTCCAAAACCATGAGTTCCAGACGTAGTATATGTTATATTGCCGCCAGATACAGATGCAGCCGTTACAACAGCAGATCTTGCTCCCACTGTAATTACTTTATTTGCTAATAACGCTGATGAGTTAATCTGATCAGCCGTTATCTCACCAGCCCTTATTACATTTGCACGAACTGCATTTGGCGCAATATCTCCATTATCTATTCTTAAAGTTGTTGCTGATCCTTGTGTTCCTAATGTTGAGGCTGCACCGTCCGCATCTGTTGCTCTTATTCTTACATAATAGGTTGTACCATATGATAATGGTGTAGATGTTCCTGGCAGAGTGTCTATGATAGCAAAAGTTCCAGTAACTCTCAAAGCTAGATTCGATGGCACTACGCTTGTAATAGGACTTGATGACAAATAAACTTCGTAGTTTACTGGATCTGCATTTGAGATTGCCGTCCACTTTACTTCTAATGCTCCATATAAAGGATTTACAACTGCTTCTGGTGATGAGGCTGGTGGATTGCCGTCTGAAGTTCCGACTCCAGTAACAGAAACCGTGGAAGATGTTCTTGCAATACTTGATGTTCCATAAGAATCTTCTGCATAAACATTTACATAATATGATCCAGCAGCAAGTCCACCAAATGACATGTTAAGACTGTAGGAATATTCTGTAGAAACTAAAACATTTGGCGATCCAGTTCTATACAACTCAACCTTATATCTAGATATTGGAGCTCTAATAACACTTGGAGCCGTCCATGATGCAACAGCTCCAGCTGTAGATGCTGTCAAGCTAGCAGTTGCTGGCTGGTCTACTGATAATGATCCTGTGGTAAAGTTTACATCAGTAGAATATGCGCTTGTATTATTAGATGCATCTACTGATGCTACTGAAATATTATATGTAGTAGAAGGTAGAAGGTCTGATATAGTCGTAGTTGTAGTTGTAGTATTATACTTTACCAATGTTGTTTGATACATTGTAGATGAGCTTGGCTTATATCTGACTCTATATTCTTTTGTATCTGTACCAGCCGATTGAGTTATTGTTGCAACGGCCTGATATGTTGATCCAGACAATGTTGGTGTGGCTACAGAAACTGTAGGTACTGGTGGCGGGGTTGTATCAAGAGTTACTGGGTTTACAGCTAGCGCAGTTAATTCGTTTGAAAATGCAGAAAGATCTCCACAATCATTTGAAAAAGCTAATCTGACATATATTGTTTGATATGTGGTATCTGCAACATAAACTGGAGTTACTCCAGATCCGCCTATCTCTGCAGAAGTAGGGGTAGTGGTAGGTGTTCCGCTTGGATTGCCCCAGCTAGTTGTTCTCTTATAAACCTTTGCATGAGTAGCTCCAGCTGGTAGAGTAAATTTAATGCTAAATCCATCAGCCAATGCAGTAATGTCTGAATTGCTTATTACTGGGGTAACGCCTGACAGCGCACTAGTTCTAGTACCTGTTGAAAATGCTGTACCAGTATTTATATTGTCAGCTTTATCTGCTGATTTCCATGTTCCAGTAAATGATGTATAAGCACATGAGCCAAACCTATTGTATATATCTATTGCAGATAAAGTAAGTTTTCCTGCTACTAAATCGCTTCTCCAAACAAAAAATGTTCTTGTAAGAGAAACTGAATTCAAAACTCCTGTTAAATCAATTAAAAATCTTACGCTGTCATCTCCAGTTGCAAATGTTGGTGTTAATTCTAAGGATGCACCGTTCCATGCTGAGGATACTGAAACTACATTTGGTGGCGGAGTAACATCTATAGCATCAAAAATTGGATCAACTGGCGTTACTTTAACTGCATTACTGTAAGATGTTTGTTGACCATTTGTACTAACAAAATATGCTCTAACCCATCTTGCCTGTGCATCGGCTGCTGGGACTAATACTGGATTATCTATAGACTTTTTAACAAATGCCCAACCAGTTGTTGGCGCTGTTGAACTATTACTTACAACCTCTTCTATATATATTGCTTCGCAAAGCGTCATGTCTTGAGCATTCCAAGATACTAGGTAAGAAAAATCAGATCCAGTTGCAGTTATAACTGGTGGGTCTAGCGGGTTTGGAGCAATGTCTGAAGTTATTGTAACTGGATCACTCTCAGTTTTATTTAATGTATCTATTGCAATAACTGTAATTGTAAACTGGCTCTTGAAAAATCCGCCAAACTCAGCCTTATTGTCTGCGCTTTTTAATGTCCAAACTTGCGATGTTCCAGACTTATTAATTCCAGTGTGATAAAAATCTCTTGTTATTGGATTTGCGCCAACTGTAGTAAGTCTTATCAAATACTTATCGACACCAGTATTATTATTAGTTCCATTATTTAATGATGTGTCATGGTTAAATCTTACATGAAGTGTTCCAGTTTTTTTACCAGTATCGTCAAGCCATGTTCCAGTTAAATTTGTTACTGGTGATGGTCTGGCTGCAGACTTTGAAAGATATTCATAAGTTGCTGACCAGTTGTCTCCCACTAAATCATTTAATTTTTGATCTTCAAAAATCCATTGGAATTGAAACTTGTATGGTGTACCAACAACTAGCGGACTAATTGTAATAAAAATATATTCATTATTTTTATCTGGTTCACTTGGGTCAAATTTTAAATCCTTTGGAACTGCCATTAGAAGTTAATTCCTAACTTATATTCTATATCTAATGGCCTCCCAGAAACCTTGACTATCTCAGATACTGTTGATCTGGCAATAATTCCAAATGTTGGATCGAATGTATCTTCGTCATTAATTCTAAGACCATCAAAATAAACGTTTGAGGTTCCGCTTGCTTTTGCAGCAACAATTACTGAAACTTTTGAAACAAGTTGTCCAGGACTATTTACGGAAGTCATTGTTGACAAATTTCTTGATAATATCTTATTGCCAGTACCAGTATCAATATCTGCTCCATCAAAAGAAACTTGATAGTAGGCTGTATCAGATGAATAGAATCTAACATTGATATAATCTAAATTCGAATCAGCCTGATTTATTGCAAGTGTAAGGCTATCATTTCCGCTATATCCTGAAATATCTAGGAAGGGAATTGATGACTTAAATTCTTTTGTAGAGTTAGCTGTTGCTGTTACCTGAATCATTGATACTCCAATTCTTGGAGTTGGTGTTAATACCAATGAAGGGTTAGCATTTGATGAATCTGTCCACAATAAATTGTCTTCAAAATCCGCCACAAATTGACTGTCGTAGTTGTTAATAGATGTTCTAGAACTTGGATATAGGCCAATCTCTCTAATTACACCAGCAACATCTTGTGGAATTGTAGTCTTATAAACCACTGAGTATGTCGTATTAGATCCCACAGTCTGGATATCAATTCCTCCAAATACAACAGGAAGTCTATAAAATTCAAATCCTAACTTTGTATCATTTCCATCTACATTTACAGCCGTCGAATCAATACCTATGGCTATGCTCTGCTTATTAAAAGAATTCATGCCAGCAATACATGAGGTTAAAAATCTTTTGCCAAATTTAGTTATCATTGTGGGATTCTACCTCTTATTCCTTTTATTACTGCATCTGTTCTATCAACAATCTTTAACTTTAACTTAATTGTAGCAGGAACTGTGGAGTAGTCAAATTCCTCAGAAACTATTGATATATCAGAAAGCTGTGGAAGATATTTAGAGATAGAGCCATCTTCGTCCCCTCCATCATCGCCACCCTCAAAGTCCCCTAGTCCACGAAATGCAAATGCTGCTCTTCCAACACTATTGCTATATCTAAGCTCTGTGGGATCTATTGTAGATGTTCTTGGGTCTCCGTATGTGGCAAAAAGTGGAGGGTTTTTGTCCACTTCATTTTTAGATATCTTTTTATTCTCAGTTGCCATTTTTTTATTATACCATTTAAGCTACTATAGATCTAGCCGTAATGGATGTCTCCAATCCATCATTCCATGAATGACTTATGCTTGTAATAACAAACTTTTGATTTGGATCAATTTCATTAAATGAATGGCTTACCGTTATTATGTCATATACAGACAAAAGAGGGTTTCCAAATACTTCCATTTCAAGCACAATATTATTTTTGCTCCACTGGGATTTTATAAAACTAGAAAGCTCTACGGCATCAGCTTGATCTTGCAGCCACTCAGAGGTAAATGAGATTGGTTCTTGAGAAGCATATTTATTCGTCTCATCTTCTTGATAAACAATTCCAGCAGTTTTAATTAAGTTATTACCAATAACATTTATTTGTGTTCCAAGAGAAGAATCTACAAGTGTGGACATTCCAGCATTATTAATTAAATATAGTTCTGCTTCAAATGGCATTAGGTTTGCATAAAGAACTTTAACGCTTGAGTTTAAATTTTCATATGTAAACTTTGGTATAGATGGAGCTGAGTCGTATCTTTTTTTAATATATCTAATTTCTCTTGCTATTGAGCCAAACTCTTCAATATATTTTTCTTTACTTGCAGAAGCAACTCTTGCAATTCCATTTGCAAAAAATTCACCATAGGCTAAGCTTACAATACTTTTTGAAAACTGAGATTCATAGATGTCAGTTAATGAGGGTGAGCCAAACTCTGTTTCAGTAATCTTCATTGCATAAGCATAGTCAAAAAATGCTGAGCCAAGATTTGCAAACAATGACATTCTTGAGCTTTTGGCTACAACTGAGCTTGTATCAATAGCTTGAATTAAAAAGCCATTAATATATGCATTAATAGTTACTGCCGTTCCAGTATGCTTTGCAAATATATCTACCTTATAAGACTTTCCCTCTTGTATTCCAATGGTATCTTTTTGCAAATTTATGTTGTCATTAAAAACTTTTACAACAGATCCGTTAACAACCTTTACAATTCTAAACTCATCGCCGAATAGTCCAGCTGTTTGTGAGGTCTTAGCTCTAATAAAATATCCAGTATTTGATGTAGCGTTTGTAAATATACCTACTCCGCCAGACTGTCTTGTCGTTCTATAGTTTGGCTCAAAATACATTGTAGTGCCAAATGAAAAGAACTGGCCAGTAGTATCTATTCCAGTATCTTTTACAGCACCAGAAAAACTATTTGAATTATTTGAATTGGATTTTACAACTAAGAATGATTTAGAAATATTAGATGGCATAAAACCCCTCCCTATAATTGTTTACTCCAAAAGCACCAGAGCCAACATTTGTACTTACAACATTGCTTGTATTTAATATTCCATCCGTAAAAGGGGTCCATCCAGTTGGAACACCAGTTGTAACATTATGAGTTGCTAGCTCTGTGCCGAACTTTGCTCTGCCTTTAATTCTATATTTTTCAGTTGGAATAAAGCCAACTAAAGATCCTAAAACTTTTGCTTGGCTTCTATACTTAGCAAAATCTGCTGGGCCAGTAATATCTACCTGTACTCTTGAACCTCCAGATATAGGCTCATATTCATACTGTATAGCATCGTACTCTATAATTTCTTCATCAATTAATAGATAGCCAGAAAAGCTTTGTAGGGCCTCAATTGTTTTATCTTGTGCAGACCTTATTGATATTACTGCAAGACTAATATATCCACCAGCACCAGTTGAACTTGATAATGTTTCTTTTAATGCGGCAGACGAAAACGATGTTTTATCTATATCTACAATAGACTTATTGCTTTGTTCATACCCAGCGACATAAGCGCTGTTATAAAATACCTTAACATTATTAGAAGATGCTATATTGTTTGCATCTAAAGAAATAATATTTGGCAAAGAGCTTCCGTTTGCAGTGTCTCTAAATGTCCAATCTTTTACTAAAGATGCTTTTTTGGTAAAGATAAAATCTCTACTATAAAATTGCAAGATATTGTTTTCATCAAATACTGCTGACATCTGTGTATCTGAGCAAAGCTCTTGTATAGCAGACCAAACAGTCTTTGTTCCATCACTCCACCACCATCTTAAAGATATAATAGACTTATCTGAGTCAGCCAAATTAAAGTTATAAGTTGTAAATCCTACTGAATCTAGAATTCTTCTAATTACCGCAGTAGCAGAATAGTCATCACAAATAATATCTGGGCAAATAGTTTCTTGTAAAAACTTAGCGGCATCTAATGCAAAAAGTTCAAGCTCTCCATTTTCTCCTATCTTCCAGTTATCCAAATAATATGATCCTTGGGATACCTTAAAATACTTACCATTAGAGTCTGTTAAAGTTCCAGCAGAATCATATACTTTATAAAAAGGTTTCACTTCTGCTTTTTTAGATAAATAGACATAAGAGTTATTTATTGCAATAGTTTCTTGAAAATTATAATTTCTAAATAAAATATTTGCATTGCCATAGGAATTTAATTGCATGTCTAATGAGTTTGCTGTAGCTAATCCTACTGGAAGAATGTCGCTTGTTTGAGATGATGCTTCTTTCTGTATACCAAACGATACGATTCTGTCGGTAACATCCTTTAACCAGTGTGGAGCAACTTCAATCAATCCGATGTATTTATTTCCGCCTGGATTTGTTGCAGTAACTCTTAAAGTGTTTACTGTTACTTGAGAACTATAATTCAAGCTTGACTCATTTGTTGTCCAAGAAGTTCCATTATAATATATAGAAACTAGACCATTTGAATCCACAGTCTTTGTCATTCCAGAAGTTACATCTGTTCCATTAATAAATATGGACCAAGAGCTTGGAGTACAATGAGATAGTTCAAACTTTAAAACAATTTTATTTGCTGGGACAGCCTTGTTTTGATAAGATATTGCAGATACGCCATCATAATATCTTATAGATATATCTAGATTTGTATTTTTTTGAGTAACATAATATTTATAATTTGTATTCTTTGACGGACAATATGTTCTATATGTAACTCCACTTTGTGTAGAATAGGCTGTGTTTCTTGGATTAGTATATGTATTAGCAGTTGCAACATCTCCAAAAATTCCATATTTAATTCCATGCTTTTCTGGTCTAAATGGTTTAACTACTGAGTCTAATGGAAATAGTAATTTAAAGGGTTGTGCTCCGTCTGCAGATGTATAGTAGTTGGCTCCAGTAAAATCATCATCTGAAAATGACACTAGCGTGTTGCAGTTGATGTCAAGCGTTGCACCAACGCCAATATTGATACTTGAGCTTTGATCAAATTTATTAGTGACTTCTGATGGTGCCTGTATCATTATATCTCTTCCAGAGTTAAAGATACATTCCACAATTCTTGAGGCGTATCCCCAGGACTCATTTTAGCATTTCTTCTAATAATCTCAAAACTACATGAAGTAAAAAACATTGTTAGGCTTTCTGCATTTGCAGTAGAGCCATATTTTACAGTAACTGGAAATGATGCCTTGCCAGTAGCACCTTCATAAAAATCTTTAATATCTCTAGCCCCATAAAATCCATCTACAGTATATGATGCTCTTGATGGAAGCATATCCCAAGAAACAGTAATTTGCTTTTTATCTGCAATAAAAAACTTTCTCATTGTTCCATTAGACATTCTTTGAAGCTTTTCAATTCTATTTACAGATATAGATACTGGTCTACGATTATGTTCTGACAGGCTGTACCCGCCAATTGTTATAAGGGCTCCTACTGGTAATGTTATTGGGTATGATGTTGGCATTATTTACTCCTACCGTATCCTATTCTCTTTAATTCCTTCATTTCAAGATCAACTATATATCTTCCGACTTCTTCTTTAGATAGACTTTGAGGAATATTATAGGTGTTCTGCATAACAATGTTACCACCAAGTAGTGGTGCTTGTCCACCACCAGACATCATTACTCTATTTGATGTTGTGCTTGGAACAGAATACTTTGTTGCTAATCCACCCATCGCCATTCCATTAATTCTATCGAGTAGTGGAACTCCAACATTTTGAACAGCCTGTGCTCTAATTACATATTCTCCATTAGAAAGCATTGCTGGTATTGAATCAGATGTTCCAGAACCTGGGCCAGATATTACTCCGCCGCCTGCTTTTTGCAAAATAGCTGGCAAGAAGTCTCCTGACCCCCCAGTATTTCCTTTATATGTTTTTCCTTCATATGTAAAGAATTGTCCAGAGCCAAGTCCAAAGGCCTTCATAATTGCTCTTCTTCCTTCAGCATTTAAAGTGCCATCTTTTTGCAAATAGCTGTCGTATGTATTGCTTTGAATTTGTTTCGAGTCCGCCTTTGACCTATACATACCTTGTGCTCCGCCGCCTGCTATGTCTAGCTTTTTGCCATTTATATATATATCTCCAGTAGTAGTAATTCCTTCTTTAGCCAATGCTGCAGATAGTCCTTTATCCAAACTCTTTATAAGGTTGAATGAAGTATTTGCGATATCTTCTGGCTTTAATTTTCCGCCAACAACATCTGGTAGGTTAGCAGTTCCTGTTGGAAGTCCAGCCTTCTTTACTTCATTTAAGAAGTCAGCAGCAAGTCCCTTAAACTCAGCGGTTGTCTTAAACTTTTCAATATTATCTTTATTTGCAATAAGCGCTAATTGGAATCTAGTCATTGCTCCATTTACGCCATCAATTTCTTTTGTCTGTCTTGCAATTTTTGCATTTAAAGCATCTAAACTTTCAGCAGCAAGTGCTGCCTTATCTCCAAGCTTTTCATTCTTATCTTGAATTGCTTGCTTTCTTGCTTCTAGAGGTTTTACTTGTGCATCTCTTTCTGCGTCAATTTGATTCATTGCAAGAGTATTTTGTCTGCCAGATATTAACTCACGCATTCTCAATTTAGCTTGTGCAGCTGCAGTCATATCTCCAGTTGCTATATTTTGCTGATACTCAAGTTGTGCCTTTTGCAACTCTAACTGATAACTCTCACCAGCAGCCTGATCTTGCAAAGCCTTCTTTCTGGCGTCAGCTCTTTCATTAATCTTCTTTATTTCTCTATCAATAGCTCTAATCGCATCACGATCTTTTATTTGCTGTGCTACAGTTTGTCCCTTAGTAGCCTTTAGCAATTCCTTTTGTCTTGCTGTAAGCTTATCTAAATTCTCATACTGCTTCTTTAGAAGGTTTTCTCTGTTAGTTGAAACAACAGCATTTGAAACTTTAACTGTCAACTGATACAACTGCTCAACTTGCTCAGTATTTAACTTACTTATATCTCCAGTAAATCCAGCAGCTTGAATTCTTAACTTTTGCCACAAGCTAACTACAGTATCTGTTGTGCTAGCAAATGCTTTCCACTCTGGATTCTGTTTAATAAGATTATTTAAAAGAGCTTGTCCTATAGGCTGCTGTTCTTTAACCTTAGAATTAATCATTTGAAGCTGCTTATTCTCTGCTTCATATAGAGCAAGCTTCTTTGTTTTTCCAGTCTTATCTTTTCTGGCCGACTCTTCGCTAGCCTTCATTATGCTTTCTACGCCTGATTCAATTGCACCTAAAGCAGTAAATAGTTGAGCCGCTTGATCTCTTGTATTTTGAAAATCTTTTGCTAAATTAAATGTTCCAATAGAGCTAACTGCTGCAGTTTCTGGATTTCTTATTTCTCCAAATCCCTTTGAGCCAACTGCAGACACTGCATATGCAGCTTTATCTGAGACCTTGAAAAGAGTATAGATCTTTTTGCTAGCTTCCTCTGCTGACATTCCAGCAGCTACAAATTGTTCTTTTAGTTGTATAGCTACTTGATTTAAGTCTTTAGAACTAGTGGCATTAATAAGATCTATCTGATCCTTCATTGTTGCTTTAACTTCTTTTTGCAACTTCTTATACTCTTGAATTGTTATATTGAATGGAGTGCCAGCAATCTGTAGACTTTCATAAACAAGTTTGTTTTTATCAAGTAGCAACTTGATTGAATCAATAGAATCTTTTATCTTTGAATTATAATTTGTATATTTTAGCCCAGCCTTTTCTGCAGATTCTGCAGTCAATCCAAATGCTGCTGCTGATAATCTTTGTGTTTCATTATAATTCTTCCAAGCTTTTATTCCAAGGCCAACGGCAGCTACACCAGCACCAAGCGCAACATTTAATCTTGAAATACCAGTAAGCATTTTACCTAGAGTAGGCAAAAGCTTTCCTCCGCCTGTAGCCATTTCATTAATGCTAGATGCAAATCTTGTTCCAGCAAATACTGATTGTCTGCCTCTAGATAATCCTGGCGTTACAGACATTCCTGGTCCAGATGGAGTAAGTCCCATTTGATCCGCAAGCATTGGACCACGTCCTGGGAATCCTAATCTTTGTTCTATTGAAGGTCCATCTACTCTGCCTCTACCTCCGCCAAATCCTGGTGTTAAAATTGATCCAAGCAATCCGCCAATCATTGAGCCATTTTGACCTCCTAATCTAGATCCCAATGCGGATCCTCCATAGTAGCCAAGTTGACTTAGTAGAATGCTAGCAAGTATACCTCCGCCCCTGTTGTATCCTGGAACTCTGCCTCCGCCCATGTAGCCTTGTACCATTCCACCGCCCATGTATCCTGGAACCATACCGCCCTTATTGAATCCAAAGATTGCTTTTCTAACTCCTGGGGTAGACTTAAGCTGCTTAATGTCCCAATTAGTAAATTGTTCCTTTAATATCTTTTTATCAATTGGAGATAATTGCTTACCATGTCTACGCATAACAATTTCTGCTGCATCACGTATCATTTGATCTGTTTGGTCTGGCTCTATACCTCTAAATAATTTTCCATCTGCAGCCTTAAAGTATCCGCTAGGCCTTGTGTTTGAGGTTGTCTCTAGCAAAGCGTCATAAAGTAAATTTTGTGTATATGGTCGTAATCCTGTTCTTCCAAATAATTTAGATCCCATTCCAAGGCTTGCTGACTTGTGAGACCATCCTGCATCATTATCATTCTTGCCCCACTTAGCACCAAGCTTTTTCATAATCATACTTTTAGTAAATGCTTGTACTCTTCCTCCAACTGCATACCCTGGAACCATACCGCCACGATTTGCTGTAAACATGCTTGAAGCGCTAGAAGACTTTGAGAATCTTGTCATTGCGCCAATTTCTGCAGAACTTACAAGTTTGCCCCAAAGATTTTCATTCATTGTCCCATTTCTGCTTTTTATCAAAGTGTTTAATCTTTGTGCAGCAATTTTAGCAATAGCCTGAGCTTCTGCTGGAGGAACTCCCATATCCTTTAGTTTTATTAAAAGACTTTGCATATCTTGCCAGCCAACATCTGACCATGCGTCTTTCCATCCCTTGCCGTCTGGAGTTGAGGCTGGGGATCCCGCACCCTTAATTCTTTGATTAAAGCTTCCTGAATTTTTTACCCATGTTGTAGATAAAGCTTTTAATGTAGCGTACTGCGTATTTCCTGGAACTTGAATTCCCATAGACCTTAATACGTCAACAGGTATCTGATCTTCTGGTCCGTAACCTAATGCCTTTAATCTTCTTATATATTGTGGAGAAAATGCATGAACAAGAACATTTCCTTTAGATGTTGGAGTAATTCCATACTCTTTATTTTTTGGATCATTGTACACATTAGATCTTCTAAGTCTTGCATCTGAGTATCTTATTGAACCTGCGCCTGTTTCTGCAATTGGTTGTGGATTTGATCCAGTAGTATCCCATCTATTTCTACTTTGTCTAAAGTATCTAGTTCCAGGAGATCTAAATCCGCCAAATATGCTTGATTTAGCTAGGTATCTAGGAATTATTCCTCCAAGATTTCTATTGATTGGAACAATCATTGCTTGTCCGTCGTTAAGTGCTCTCATTCCTTCTGGATCTTGTTGAGCAACTCCTCTACGAATTACAAACTCTCCAGGAGTTAACATAGCTGGAACTACGTCAGCATTTACATTTGGTCCTGGTACTTGATCTCCATTATTATAAAATACTTTTCCGCCAGAATTTAGTCCTTGAGGTTTTGTAGTCTCAATACTGTATGCTCCACCCATTGTTCTTGTTCTTGTTGCTCTTCCTAGAGCAGACATAACATCTCCAAATATTCCTTGACGGAACATTCCACGAGTATTTGGCTTTCCTCTAGGATCAACTACTGGCTGATCTATGAGTGGTGCCTTTGTTAAATCTATTGTTCTGCCACGCTGTGCAGCATATGCTGAAACTTCCGCACCCATCATTCTTTCAAGCTCAGCATTTGAAGCTATAATAGCTGCACGAGCCTGCTGAATATTAATTTTTCCAGCCTTTAATTCTGAAACAATTTGAGCAGATTGTGTGGCAGCATTTGCTGTAAGCCTTTGTGTAATTGGCAAGATGTCATCAAATGTATCAATAAGCTCCTTTGATACTTGTCCGCCCATTCCAATAATCTTCTTTAAAGAATCAATTTCTGCTTTACTTTGTACTCCCAATGTAGCCATCAATGCTGCATATCTTGCATGTTCTGAAGCAACTACTCCTGTGGAAACATTATTTATTGTTGTTAATCCTGGGACATCTGGCAATCTTTCATTCATTAATATCTGAGGGTTGGCACCAATCTTTCTATTTACTGGAATTGGTTGCATGGTTAATCCAAATATTGAAGTTGGATTATTTGGATCTCTAGGATTTAAATGTGCTGCTGCTCTTGAAGTTCCGCCAAGAAGAGGGTTACTTGTATCTACAACTCTTTGTCCAGGAACAGAACCAAAATTCATAACTGGTGTTCCAGAGGCTGTAGTCATTACGCTGCCAAGCGTAGCTGTAGATGCAGTTGCTCTTCTGGCATTTGCCTCTAATAAAATTAAATCTTCGCTTAGCTTTTTAATTGCTAAACTTAGTGTTGCTGCTGCCTTCGAATCGTTATAGAATTCATTTCCAAGTTGCTTTCCTGCATCTTGTGCAGCCATCATTTCTGGAGTTAATAGTTTAAATCCTTCTGCACCTTTAAATAAAGCTTTAAAGTGTCCAAGGCCCTTAATAATATACCCAAAGAAGTTGGCAAGAACACCAGTAAGCATAATTACTGGACCTATGATTGCTGTAAATGCTCCAGCAAATGTCATAAGCTTTTTAACTGGGTCTGGTAGCTTTTGTGCAAAATCAATAATTCCGCCTAGAACATTTAGAAGCTTTGTTCCTATATCTAAGAAATCTTCTCCAACTCCAGCAAGATCTGCCTTCAAACTTTCAATTGCTCTCTTATATCTTCCAGCTGCTGATTCTGTTACTGCTGCTAATTCTCGTCCAGCCACAGCTTCAAGTTCTCCAGTACTTGCCTTCATTAAATCTAAAACCTTTAAAGTCTGGCTTCCTTGGCGGCCTAAATTCTCAAACAAAGCGTTTAGTCTTGAGAACTGGAACTTACCGAACAACTGCTCAATAGCTTGTTGTTTTTGCAAAGGATCTAGATTATCTAAGGCAGCTTGCAATGCTAGTAGCGTTTCAGTTACATTTCCAGCATTACTATTTACAATACCCAACAAGTCAATTCCAAATCCTTGGAACTTTTCAACTGCTACATTTGTTGGGTTAATCAAAGATGCAAGTGCTGACTTTAATGCGTTTGCACCTTCTGATGCATTAATTCCACCTTCACGCATTGCTGTTAAGTATAGTGCTAAATCTTGTACGCTTCCGCCCAAACCCTTAATTACAGGACCAGCCTTTGGAATAGCCTCAACCAAATCTTGAAGGGTTGTTGATGTCTGGTTTTCAACTGCGTTTAGGAAGTTAATAGATTGCGCTAGCTCTTCTGTATTTTGCTGAAATGCTGACTGAATTGCAAGAGTTGCCTTCATAGCCTCTTGTCTATCTACTTCACCAAGAACTGCAAGTCTTGTTGTTTCTGCAACTGATGAGAGAAGTTCGTTTCCAGTTTTTCCAGTTGCTGCAATATCTGCAGCTAAGCTAATGGTCTCTGAGAAGTTAACTCCCATTGCAGATGACAATTCTTTTGCAGTGGCAGAAACTTCTTTTCTTACTTTAGCGAGCTCTTCTGCGGATGTACCAGCCACATCACCATAAACCTTTGTTAATCTTGTTAACTCTTGATCAGCAACCTTAAATGCATCTGCTGCAGCTTTACCAAATGCAGCAAGTGGCAATGTTAATCCAACTGTTAACTGGCGTCCTGCCCACTGAGTATTCTTACCCCAGTTAATTAATTGAACTCCGCCATCTTGAATTACCTTATTCATTATCTGTAATTCTTGTTTTAATACAGATGCTCTATTCTTTACTAAGTCTAGTCCACGAGGAATATGAACGTTATACTGCATTAGCCCCTGTGCATTTCTGCCGAGGGGTTGCAATACTGAGTTTTGTAGTTGAACCTGCTGTTTTGCAAGGTCTCTTATAAGTCCACCAGTTGTTCGTGTATGGTCTTGATAAACTCTAAAATAATCTCTAAGCTTTAATCTGCCACTATCTAGATTTCTACCAAACTTTTCAACATCAGAGGTTAGACTAACAAAGTGTGTAGAGAATTGCCCAGTCTTGAGCATTGTCTCTTTGAACATTGCATTGGTTGCACCAATTTGACCAGCTAATGCTCTATTTGATCCAGCAAATTCTTGTTGCAGTTTTGAGAGACTATTCGTAACTCTCTGCACATCTGCAATAAGATTTGAAAAATCAGATTTAGCAACTATGTTAGTTACTATTTGTTGATCAGCCATATACTATATGTTACTCCCTGGAGTAGCCCAATCCCATTCCAATACCAAATCCAGCTTCATTGGCAAACTGTCCTTGTAATGACACGATATCATCACCTCTAGCATCTATGCCCATTGCTCTTCTTTGTATATCTTCAAAGGTTGGACCTTTGTTTTCTTCGCTTCTTTCCAAGGTCTTATCTTGTAGTGAAGCCAAGAATATTCTTTTTTCCTCTTCCACCTTTTGCATTGCTGAAAAGGTTTCAAGTAGTTCTGGTAAGGATAAGTTTTCCTCTAACTCCTGATAACTTTTCCAGCTACCAATAAGAAAAACTTGCCCTTCTAAAGCAGCTAAATCTAGTTCTGACCAGCCAGAACCGCCGCCATTAGGTTTGGGTCGTCAAGCTTAATACCGCCACACACTTCAAGAATTCTGTTAATTGTTGGAATGTCTAGCGCTTCTTCTAGCAAATCTTTATCTTTAGTTAACTCTGGAAGTTGTGTCTCTAGTGCAATTGCACATGCATCAATTAGAACGCCTAATGATTCATTTTCTGTTGTAGCTTCTTGAGCTTTATTAATTACAGCCATGAACTTGCGAAGCTGCTTAATTGATAGCGGCTTTAACTGAACTGTCTCGCCGTTTTGTAGTTTAATTTCTTCTACATCGTATACCGTAGTGGCCAATTTATCCTCCTTTAGGATTATAAATCATTATAACAAAAGAAATATATTAATACAAGCAGAAAACCCTCATTTCTGAGGGCTTCTGTGAATAATTAAATTTATTTAATTATGCGTAAACACGGTCAATAATCTTACCGTATTCTTGACCAGCGTATGCCGCATCACCTGATGGTAGAAGACGGAATGTTACTGGGAATGTTGTTGGGGTGTTACGTGCTAGTGAGAACTGTGACTGCTGTACTGAAAGAACACGACGTGCATAATATACACGCTCCTGCTTTGAGTAGCTAGTTGTGTTGTACTCTGGTGATGGGCCTACAGCGATTAGCTGACGCTCAACTGGTGCAGCAAGCAAAGCTCCTGCAGCCAAACCAAGTACCTGTGGTGTACCTGAATCTCCTGGGCCTGTTGGCTCAGCAGTTGTTAGAGTTTCGCTTGATGAATAACCTGAAGACTCTGTTACTCCTGTTGATCCTCCTGGCTGACCAAATACAACTAGAAGATTCTCAAGAGTACCTTCTGTCATTTCTGTTGCAAGCATAACTTCCATTGACTCCTTGAAAAGCTTTGCTGTATCAAGAAGCTGATCTACAGTTACTGAACCGTATGTTGGGTTGTAAGTAATCTGAAGACCGTTGTTTGTGTAACCTACGTTACGGAATTTAGCTGTTGATGGTGAAGATGTGTAAGCTGTGTTTAGTGTATCTGTGTATGAACCAGTTCCAAACGCAACCTTTCCTGCACCCTTTGTTGGATCCAAATCTACTGCGTCGCCAGCCTTTGTGCTGATGAACAGTGGTGATGCACCCACGATAATATTTTTGGCTGAATTAAATTTATCTCTTGCCATTTTTGACCTCCATGTTTAAAAAATAATATTTGCTGGCTAGGCTCTTTTCCTCTATGTCCAATTTTAGGCTAAAATAGGTTATAAAGCAACTTATAAAAATCTGCCCTGTATGTCAGCATGTCTTGAGTATTTAAGCTCTAAAACTATCTCTTCTGCTAAAAATCCCTGAATTTCTTGAGAAGGCTGTGTTGGAGATATGTCTGCTATATAAATACTGTGAAACTTAAATTCTGGTGACTTATCTGACCATGCATTTATCTCTTTTGCTGAATCATCCATTCTTCTAAATAGGTCCATCATAAAGTTTCTTATTATTGTTATCTTATTATAATCTATTGCATATACTGTAAATACCACCTGCTCACAGCAAATGGTCCAATTTTCTTCATAGGATATACCTATCTTGTCATATACTATGTGAGTCTTATTATCTTCAGTTGCGGATGTTAGTCCAAGGAAAAATGTTGTCATTTCTGGAACCTGTTGTACTGGTATTACTGGGACTATCGTGTTTCCGTTTCCATCTAAATAATCATTTGCAGATAAAACATTCTCCTGCTTAAGTTTATGCCAAAGATAATTTCTTATTTCTACGACTGCATCTTTTGAGTAATCTACCATGTTATCCACTAAACGCTGATGAAACAGCGGCCTTTGCTTGTGATCTTATAGCGTTTGGGCTAAAGCTATATTTAACAGTTTTAATATCTCTGGGTAAATCTAAAGACTTTGACAATGATGAATTAAATAGATTTTGGAATCCTGATCTTTTAATTGATTCATTAACTAAATTACCTTTAAAGAAATATGTGTATGCCATCTGAAATGAATTCTTTACGCTAGGTCCTCCAGGCCTTCTAACGGTCACAGAGGCTCCTTTAGGCATATATACAGTATAACCATTAACTTCAAATACTAAGCGCTGAGAATGGCGTGGAGCAATTTTAAGGGGCATTCCAGCTTCCATCACAGATGCCTTATTTGTGAATACGTGCCTTCTCTTTGAGGATGACTTTGCAAAAGACTTTGATGGCAAAAAGTCATATAAAACTTTAAATGATAATTGATCTGTGTTTAATTTATTTAACTTAAATAATCTTGCATTAGGCTGTCCTACTCTATTCCATTCGTAGACATGGTGCATGGATCTAGGATTCATTCTTGCCTTGGCGTCGATATAGTTTCCAAAATCTTTTTCTATCTGAGTATAGATCATTGTATTAAATTTATTCTTAAATCCTTCGTTATCCATAACATTTGCCATTACCTGTGAATTATAATAAACAAAAGCAGAAATTTGAGAGACTATGCTGTTTTTAAAAATTCCAGGCTCTGGCGCAACCATGAGAGGTTCTAATTTGCTTGAGGCTTGTACTAATAAATTAGAGTCCAATTCCCTGATTCTCCGATCTCTTTAATGAAGAGTTATATCCCAATGTACGTCCAAATGGATCTGTAAGCGGGGTTGTTCCAACTACCTCAAATACGGTTGGAGTTTCTTCTGGAAAATTTAGTTCTGTCCAGATTTGAACTCCGTCAGCATTTCTTATATTTGTAACTTTTTCTCTTGCAGTAATTTTCTCAACAGTTCTTACTTGAATCATTTGATCGTTAATATATCTATTGTCAAATATCTGCTTATCGCTACTTCTAGTAGTTGCCGAATTGCTGATTACTCCTTTGGCATGGCAGTCAATAGTTTTATAGTACATCCACTGTCTTTTGATTGCTCCAGTATAGCTGTCCTGCTCTTCTTTTTGTCTGTATACATCCATTTTCATGGAAAGAATTGAATCAATTAAATCATTCATTATACGACAACCATATTAGTGATGACATATGGTGCCAGTAGCTGATCAGCGTATAGGTTTCCTGTTCCGCTAGTTGCTCCATCAGAGTATTCAAATTGCCAGTCAAATGTTTGAATATTCTTTATGTACTTATTCTTCCAGATCTTATCCTTTGCAAAATAATCTCTCATTAATTCAATACAAGCTAACTCAACATTGTCTGGAACACGGTCCCAACCAAATCTTCCATAGACTTTATAGGTTGCATTATTTTTAAAGACGCCATAAGAATAATCTGTTACAGAAGGAGGAACCATTCCGTTTGCTGTATAAACAGTATTATCTAGCATGCTAGCCTTATTTATTCTAATAGCAAATCCGCTTTCGGATATCTGTGTATCGTAGTTCCAGTTATTAATATTATTTAAATTGTCTATTAACAAATAGTCATTTACATATAATTGATGTAATGTGTTTATCTTGTATGGCAAAGGCAGAACATCAGATCCAGATCCATAAACAGTAAATGTATCGTCTGCTGGATAGAACTCTTGACCAGTATAATCTTCAATTATTTTTCTAGCATATTTTTCAGCAGCCTTTAATTCTTTATAAGAAACATAGTTTGGATCTGTGTTATCTATACTTAAACCCAATTCTTCTGAAGACTGTGTTAGGTCTGTATACGGAGTAACAACAAATACATTATGAGCCTTTGTTACAGTTACTCCGCCAACTACATATTGCCACTCTAATTTTAAAGTTCTATTTCTACTTGTTAAAGAATATGGAATATTAATGTAATATAGACCAACATTAGTTTCATCTTTTATCGATGTAAGGGTTGCTAAAATTGTAGAAGGACTAATGGCTGGTACAACAAGTGGATCACCTGTTGTGTCATAGATTCTTACAGTTGGTAAAGTTGAGTCTACATCAGAAGCTGAACCCTGCCAAAATATTTGATGGGTTACTGGTGAACTTGAATTTAGATATACCTCTGCCATTTAATAGGCTTTAGTTGTAAAACTCCTGAACTTCTTTAGGAGTTGCCAATCTAAAACCTTCCTCCTTATCAAAAATTGCCTGAGCATTTTCATGGCTCATGGCTACAAACGGATGTTCTTTTGTAAATGTTGATCCCATAATATCATACCTAAAGTTATCTCTAGTCATTCTTACAAGAACATTGTCCTTTGACAACTGCTTTTTTGGATCAAAGCGTGGCAAGATCTCTACCACATTGTCGTCTTCTTCTTCATTTTTTTCCAAGGTCTTACTATAAATAGACCATGTAACGCCCTCTTCTGCTAGGGCTGCAATTACGTCTGCCTTATTTTTTAAACCATCTGTATCTACGGCGAAATCTTCCGCTATTTTCTTTAATTCAGATACCTTGAGTGTATCAAATGACATTTTATCTCCTTAACTAGGTAATGTAATTATAGCATTAAGATATTTAAATGAAAAGCCCCTAAAATTAATTAGGGGCCTTTCTTGCAAGTCTTCTTAATAAATTAAATTATGAAGCGACCTTAACGTTCTTAACAACTACCCAAGCGTCTGCCTGCTCAATTTGAACGCCAACACGAGTATACATTGTGTACTCAATTGCGTCCTTCTTTGGCCAGAAGAAGCGGTATACGGTTACATCACGCTTGATACCAATAACAACGTTATTTGGGAATGTCAAGTGGATATCTCCGTGATTACCAGTCTCTCCTGAGTAATCGCCGTCCTGTGCTTCAGGAAGTAGTGGAACTTCAACAATTGGAATACCAAATGCGAATGGCGCTACATAACCTGCTGGACCACCTAGTGGCTGTACACCTTGTCCACGGATTACGCTTGAAGCGATGTCCTGTGGAATTGTGTTGTTTGTTCCAATGCTGTTAGCATATAGGAAATCTTGGATCAGGTTTGAACCTGCCAAGAAGCGAAGATCTGAACGACGCTGCTTGTACTTACGTGGAAGAGCCTTAAGAGCGCTGTTAAATACAGCACGACTTACTGCAGCTCCACCAGCATCAACAACGTGACCGTGTGTCTTAGCCTTCTTAACTACACCATCAAATGCCTTGTATAGGTTATCTGATGTAAGTGATGTGTTACCGTTTAGAAGAACATCTTCAATATCGTTACCTGCCTGTGTTGCCATCATGCGGGCGATATGGTCTTCAAGATCAGCACCTTCAATATTGTCTTCTAGAGACTCAGTTGAAAGCTCCCAATCTAGACGAAGCTTCTTTGTTGTTAGCGAGATCTTTGAGAAAGATACCGCTGAGTTTGAACCTGTGTTGTCTGCTTCAGTTGCGAGAACCATAAGCTTCTCACCTACTGACATACGATCAATTTCGGTTGTATCAGATCTCATTCTGACTGTACGGGCGACCTTACCAATTACGGTTGCGTCGAACATATAATCTAGAAAGCGGGCTGATTGCTCTGCATTGAGAAGTCCACCTTCTCCTTCAGAACCAACGTGAATACCAGTTGTAGCTACTGCTGAACCAGTCATGTTAGCTGTAACGTGTGTGTTAGCCGCTACTGCTTTTTCTAATGTTTCATTGCTCATTATATTTTCACCTACCTTTTTATTTTAAAAGTTCATTTACGGAACCGAGGAAAGAACCGTTCCATTTTGATTTCTTGATTGTTACTTCCTGAGACCCGCCAAGGTCTGAGGACTTCTTAATTGCAGTCTCTGATTCTACTGCATCGACACGCTTTTCTACGCCATCAATCGTGTTCTTGATATTTTCTACAGCCTTTGAAAGTGCTGCATGCTGTTCTGCCAATTCTGAAATTTTAACATCTACGCTCTTGCTAAATGTCTCAACAGTATCCTTGATACCTGAAACTTGTAAAGCATTTGCCTCAGAAGCCTTATTCAGAGTCTCAGAGAAAAAGCCCTTTAGATCGCCAAGCATCTTTGCAAAATCAGGTTCATCAACCTCAACTTCGGATACGTCGGCTGCTTTTTCCAGAGTTTCGGCAGAAGCGTCTGCTACTGCATCTGCTGCAGGAGCTTCTTCAACAGCTGGTGTCTCTTCGACAACAGGTGCTGACTCTTCGACAACAGGAGTCTCTTCGACAACTGTGTTTTCTGTATTTTCTGACACTTCATTACCTCCTTCTGCGTTTGCCTGTTTTGCAATTGTTTGTGTATCAGGCAACGTCAATCTTGATTGCTTGTGTGAATCAAGAATTTTATTTATTTCTTTTGACTTATTAATATCATTAGATTCTACCCAGCCGATTAGTGTTGCTGGCTTTCCAGAAACTGGAGATGTGAATTCTTTTTCTGTTGACATAAATACAGTGTCGCTGTCTTCGCAATAAAAAATATTTTCCATTTTTGTTTCTGCTGCAATTCCCTTGAACATAAGTTGTCCATTCATCTTTTGAATAGATAAGATGTTGCATAGTTCATTTGCTGGCGAGTCTACTACTGAAAGTTCCATCAAAGAATACTCCTTGATAAATCTTACTGGCTTACCCGTAGACTTGTTAACTTCATTTTCTGAATCTATAATCTTTCCGCCAATTGAAAATCCTTGAAGAGTTCCATCTAGAATCTTTTCCCATGTGTCTTGTGCGCCCTTTGAGATGTATGCATCTACATAAACGCCATTGTAAAATTCGTTAGTCTTTGCATCATAAAAAGTTTCTGGCTTGAACGAAACCATCTTGCCAACAGAGATTGATCCATGCATCTCACGAATGTTTCCACGGAAACTTTCAAAAGCTTTGATGCTAGCTTCTGAAGTAACGACATCACCTGTCTGATCTAGATTGTCTAGTGTTGCAAATCCAGAGACTGTGCGCTTTTCACGGTTGACCTTTGTAAATGGGACAGATAAATTAATATTATCGCCATCTGATGACCATAGTGATTTTTCAATATTCATATGCTTTATTATATTTATTTATGTATAAAAAGGCAAATAAACAGTTGAGTAGTATTAGTCAACCTGTCTGCCTTCTCCTTGAGGATTTCTAGATTCCCCAGAAACATCTGGAGAATTATTACTTCTTTCCTGTCCTCTAGCTCTAGTATTACCTGCTTGAGACCTGATTTCAGCTTGTGCCTCTGGCTTTAAAATAACGACTTCGTCTCCTCCATCTAGAGGAACCATGCCCTTTCTAATACGAACTTCATTGGGAGTAATAACCTGCATACGCAAATAACGCTCATCAATTTTAGACTGAGTGTCTTCGTCTGTAAGACTTAATTCATTGAATTTAATAGACAATGCGTCTGTCATTTCTTGAATTAATTTATTTAATTTCTTTTCTAATATATCTTGAATTGGCTTACAAACCTGCTCTTTAAATGTCTTATCTGCATCACGAGCATTAGCAAGAGATATTCCTTGAGGACTTCCGATTTTAGAAATTGGAACACGGTGAGCCATCAAAATTTCATCTCTATTTGATTGTCTGTAAACATTAAATGAAGATTCTTGAGTTCCTGCCTCAATTGGCTCCATCTTAAATTCAACCTTAGAATCTGGCGAATCTGCAGGAAGTGGAATATAAAGAGATCTATGGTTCTTGCCTTTTAGTCCAACCTGGAAAAATTCTAATAGCTTTCGCTCTGATTCTGCAGATAGTTTTGCTCCCTTTACTGTAATAATATATCTTGGAACCGCCTTATTTTCAAAGTAGTCAAGGTTATATTTTCCAGCGAACTCATTTCCAGTCATGGCATTTTGAGCAGCAATAATATCTGGGATTCCATAGTAATTATTTTTAGGTGTATACTTTTTAAAATGAATAATTTCATTTGGTCTATCAAGTCCACCAGCAATTGGGTTAGGAGTTTCTTGATCTCCAAAGTTACGGAAGAACACTGCCTTGCCATATAGCAACTGAATGAATCCATCACGAAGGCGACGAACTCTCATAGTCTTTGAAGGGATGTGACCAATATATCCAATCTTGCCAGAAGTGGTTCTACCAATTTCTAAAAATCCATTTCCAGTTGCTTCTACATCTGTATAGAACTTAATAAGAGTTTCTTTAAATGTTTCTTCTTCATTGCAATCTTCAAGCCATTGATGCAGATCTTGTCTCAACTTGTCAAGCTTTCTTCTAGCTCTTTGTAGCTGGGCTTCATTTGTTATCTCATCAATAGCATCTACTGTTTTTCTTGTTTCAATAAAGTCAAAACCTAAACCAACAATATTAGAAACCTTTGCGTTGATTGCAGAGTAATTGTATGGAGATATTTCATAAATTGTAGAAAGGTATTCTAGATTATATGGAGGTTCCACAAGATCAAACATTGCATATCCAGTAACCGCCTGTTGCAATAGATTTTGCTGTGTAGCAGTTCCATCAATACCAGTAAATCTTTTTTGTAGATCTCTATTCATCTTACGACGAAATGTAGAGCTTAGTCCAGATACTTTTGATAAAGCATCTCCTTCAATTTTAAATGGGTCATTGCTCACAACATCTTGAGGGGTGTTAAATCTGACCCAATCATCTATATTTGATAGCTGAATGCTTTCTGTGTTTGACTCTTCTTCGTGTATCATATTATTTCCCACCTCTTAATTTTTTCATTTCATCTTTATGGTTTCCGATATCCAATGGATCTGGAATTAGGCCCCACTCAAGTCTTTTAGTCTGATGCTCAAATTCTTCATCATCTATTTTTCTGCGTCCTGCTAAAAACTTAGGCTTTCCGTCATGGATTCCATATGATCTAACTTCTCTAGCCAGGGCGTCTATCTTAGACCTGTTTCCTTTTGTAGAAGTAACTGATAGGAAATTCCCATCGTCGTCGCCAATCCATCTTCCGTCTGGCATCTCCCAGACATATATTCCAAGTCTGGTAACATCTTCTACAACTTGCGAGTTTACTTTATTGATGTTCATAGGTTATAATTTTACCATTCTTTATGGCTAAAGTCCATATTCTGTCATTTAGTTGTACAGATTATATGGTTGAGATAACGATCCATTCACTATTTGCATAATTTATACCATTATCTGTCAGGGTCATGGCAGAATCTGATGAGGATAAGGTTGGTCTTGCTATATATTCAGAATAGTGTCTTAATGCTTCAGTAATGGTTAAAGCCTTTGTATAAATAGCAATATTATTGAATCCGTTTGATGGTCCGCCAGATGTATTATAATTAAACTTAATGTCTCCAGTTATGGCAGTTGTAAACCTAATAACTACATGGTGAATTTGACCAGAATTAAAAACTGATGCTATAGATGTAGCTGCTGACTTGTCCACCCCATTTACATATATGGCGGCTATATTGGTTTTAGATATTACCCCTGATCCGTTCCAGGAAAAATTGGCAGAAGTATTATTGATAAGGGTGCTTGCTGTTAGGGCTGATGGGTTATAGAAAAATTCTAGGGTGTTTATATTGACATCAGAATTTATTTTAAATCCACCAGATGAAGAAGTTTGGATGCCATCCCTGTCCATTCTAATAAG